GAAGTAAAAAAACTTACCCTCGACACTTATGTCATTAAAAATTCATCATCTCAGAAAAAAGAACCGGTTGTTTTCCCACAGCAATTCAAATTCAACCCCAAAGACCCGTCATTCAAGCACAAGGGATTAAAAAAACAAAAGAAAAAAGAAAAACCATCCAACACCGCCATCAATGAAAATAATTCAGAAGAAACAAAAGAAACAAAAGAAACAAAATAAACAAAAGAAACAAAAGAAACAAAAGAAACAAAATAAACAAAAGAAACAAAAATAAATTAAAAATAAAATAATAAATTATTATAACTACAAATTAAATATAAATAATGCCACCTACTAAAAAAACGAAAAGTATTCGAAGAAACCCAAAACAAACAAACCATGTACTTGAACCTGTTTCCTATTTAGATGAATCATTTAAAAAACTTTCGTGCGGTCCAACACAAGAAAAAGATTTTACCTGTTACACCACAAATGCAATTATAAAACTCAGAGACAGTTGGAATACGCGCCATCCAGACGCAATGATTATCAGTGACGATGTAAAGGTGATATGGGAGTCGCTGAAAACGGCACTAGGAAGTGTGTGCAACAAGGAATCGTGCTGGCTGCGACAACTAGGCGCTTCTGCAACAAAAGATTTATTCAATTACTTTGCACCCGAAAGTCCGAAAACGTGGAATAAAAATCCACACGAGTGGCTGTCCAGTGTTGATATTACAAAAGTTATGAAACAATACGAGGATGCATTTCCTTTCTTTGAATTCATTGGTCCGTCACCCATCGATTTCGACAAAACTCCAAAGGGCGAGCCGTCGTGCGTTTACGAAGAATTATGCAATTTCGACATAAAAACATACTTTAATCCAGCCAATAATAAAAATAAAATTGGAATCATTTTCAACACCGACCCTCACTATTTATCCGGCTCGCACTGGATATCTCTCTTCATCAACATCAAACAACAATTCATCTTCTTCTTCGACAGCACCGGCGACCCGCCATCCAAAGAAATAAATAAATTCGCCAAGAAAATAATGAAACAAGGAAAAGAAATCGGAATAAACTTTAAATATATTGTAAATGATAAACAACACCAAAAAAGCAACACGGAGTGCGGAATATATTCGCTCTTTATGATTACTAATCTTTTGAAAGAAACCAAAACACCAAATGACTTTTTGTCAAGTATGTTTACAGACAAAGAAATGACACAATTTCGACAAATTTTCTTCAACAAGGAGTCGCTATAAATATAAATTCGACCACCATTATTACCATTATTTATATTTTTTTTATATTTTTATATTATAAAAAATATAAAAGATTTAATGTCAAAGTTATTTTATCCTTTAGCCGTTGTTGCGTTTATTGTGTTGGTTGCATTTATGTATATTAGACAAAATCCTACTATTATTGAAACTCATGAAGGGCACGGAGGGCGAGGGCATCCTCATGGTCGTGGAAGTCGGCACTATAATGGTAATATAAGTCGGGACTGGCGCTATGGCAGCGGCAGCGATTGGTGGGGAAACGGTTGGTGGGGAAATACGCAACCCACGTATTTCAACCACCACAAGAATAGACATCATCAGCGAGGTGGGTGGTGGTTCTTTTAATCACTAACTAATTAATAATAATTAATCAACTATTCTCGAAAAACTACCCTATTAAAATACTTGGAAGAATAAAAAGAAATATACGACATTGCAATTAGTAACGGTAATATTTCAACATGTTGATTTAATATATTTTGCATAATAAATGAAGCAGCAATAGGATATCCAAAAAACGTACCGAATACAGACGTCATTCCAATAATCAACATTTGCAATAAAGGAAGGTCTGTAATTTTGTTGTATAAAAATCCAATATAACTGCCAATTGATAACGACGGTAATATGAGACCACCCGAACATCCTGATATATATGTTAAAAATATGTTCATAACATGGCCTATTATATTTTTATAATTGTATACATGGCGGTTACCAAACATGTCGTTTATATGTTCTTTACCATTATTAATTGAAATACTTCCTGTCGTATTTGTAATAAAAGCTACACACAATCCAAGTAATATCGGTATTGTATTGAACATAAAAGTGCTATCAAGAACAAGTTTTTTCACTTTATAATACATGCTGTATGTAGTTTTAAAAAATATAGATGAAAATATACCACATATTACTGCTAAAAAACTATATTTTAAAATATTTCCGATTTGTAGGTCATATGTTTGCGGTGTTGCATCAGGAAATACTTTCTCATCATCCGTAAAAATCATAGCAACACCGATTGCTATGCATGAATATAGTACATTTGTAAGCGTATTGTGTGAGTGTCCTACGATTGATTTTTCTATTGCCAAAACAAACGAAGAAATCGGCGTTTTGAATGCAAGTGTGAATCCAAAAATATACCCCATGTAAAGTAAATTTTCGACATTAATTTGGTCAATAATATTTTTAAAAAAATCACTTGCAAATAATAGAAAAATCATTGATATCTTTACAATAATTGCTTCGGAACCAAGTGCGCCACCCGCATATACTGTAAGCAAACTACTTGTTACAAGTGCTATAAGAGATGTAAAAGGAACTACATCCTTGAAAAAATCCGGTTTATCAAGTTTGTAAAATAATGATTTTACATGTAACATTAATGGTCCATTTGCATTCTTAAAAAGAAATGCCCTGGATGCTAGCCAAAAAAATATAGGTGTAATAAAATAAAATATTTTTGGATTCATGTCAGAATTCGATACTGCATCTAGTGATAATTTGTCATTTATTTTTTCATATGTCTTACATATGTATCCCGTTACACACAATGTTACTATTACAAATAATATACTTTTAATATATGTGAACATGATATTCAATATTATTATAATATATAATATACTTATAATAATATTATTATTCTCTCTTAACTCTTCTCTCAATAAAATAAAATATAACATGTTATATATATACCTATGCGCCTTCGAAAAACCAAAAAATATGGACAAACGTCCCTTCCTGCGCGTTACGTGCCAAAACAATTATCAAGAAAAGATAAAAAGCGCCAATTTGGAATGCTTCTAAAATCGCGAAAATTATACAAGAGCAACAAATACTACACTCGGAATAATGTCCCCTCTTTTAAAAGCAAGAAATCGTCTCATATAGAAAATGCCAAACGAATTTACAACGTTGATAATGTTACTCCAAATAATGAACTCGCACGTAAAACTGGATGCTCTTTAAACGCGCTGAAAAAAATCGTGCGTAAAGGTGAAGGTGCATATTATTCCTCCGGTTCACGACCCAACCAAACACCGCAGTCTTGGGGTTTAGCTCGTTTGGCAAGCTCCATTACCGGCGGGAATGCATCCGTTGTTGACTACGACATTTTAAAAAGTGGATGCAGTCACACTAAAAAAGCATACTTGCTAGCAAATAAAAAAGTAAAAGCAAATAAATAATTTTATTTTCTAATCGATGCCAACGATATTATAAATCGTCTTATTTTTCTTCTGTATTCATAATAATCAGGATCATCCGTGTCTGTTACGCTCTCCAGCCGTTTCAAACACTCGTAAAAACGTTTACAACTTTCAACCGTAATTGAACTTGCTCCGTTGTCATATATGGCATTCATTTCATTTCGACACTCTTGATGGTGTTGCGTGTAATAATATTCGTATGACGACAAAGTCATGTAATTCAACACGTTGCACATTACGCCAATAACGTCTACTCTCAGATTTGATAACCTCGTCGTCTCTTCACAGCCCATTGTTTCCATTTCAACACTGTTATTCTCCATCTTCCAAATAAGTATTTGAATATATTTAATATAAATAATAATTTAAATTCTAAATCATTATTCTAAATTCATATTTTATTTCTGTTATTAATCAAATGTTTGATTGTTTGATTGTTGATTGGTTGATTGTTTGATTACCTGTGACCACCACCGCCACGACCACGAGTGCGAGGCGCATCATCACCCCCGCGCGACCTGAACGATGATGATGATGGGGCAGGAGCTGCAGCAGATGACGCCGTCCTCCTCAAAACCGGCACATATGCGCCACCATCACTGCCGCTTTCTTCATCGTCAACACGACCACCCGAAGACGACTGGCGCGCATCATTGCGCGTCTCGCACATCAACTTGCCACCAAACATGCCCGTCACATTCGTCGCCTGGCACGAATGCTGACCATTTGCAACATTCGACACATCAAACTCCACGTACTCACCTTGCACCAAAAACCTGTACTGCTCCTCTTGAACTTTTACATTTGAATGATGCACGAAAACCTCGCTTCCAACCTTTAGCTCGCCACTTCCACCACCGCGAACCACAGTCAAAAAACCAAAACCAGTCTTCATATTAAACCACTTTACACATCCCGCCATCTTTTGTCCACTCGCTGCTGTTGTTGCCATTGTTATAACTTGTTGAATTGCTTGATTGCCTTTCTTAACATTATTAGCGACACATCTTTAAGTATCTTTGAATATATAATTTATTTTGCCCGTTCGACTCTAATTTCACACTATTTAAAATTATACTGCTAACTGCTGGCTCACCATATCTTAATGAGTTACTCCGGGTGATCTATAAGTTTCTAACCATTTATTAAGAGATAAATTGTATATCAAAGTTACATTTTTATATTGTGTTGGTATTACTATGTTCGGATAAGTTGTTCCATCTTCTGTATCTAAAAATCCCGATGTAGTTGTTGTAATTGTTAGGGGTGTTACAGTGTTTATTGTTATAAAATAAGATAAATACGACTGTGGCAAATCAGAAGTTGGTGAAGCATTTGAAAAGATACCACCAAAGTAAATATTTGGACTAATGTATAAGTTTGAGTATACTGGCGCATTCATACCAATATGTGATCCAGAATTATTTTTAATTTGGACTACTTGATTTGAAGAGTTCACCTTTGCGTCTCTATATAATGGCGTTGTATTTGAACCTGACGCTGTAAAATCACCACAAATATATGCATTACCACCAGAATAATGAATATCTCTTACAATACCATTAACTCCAACATCAGATGAAGTAACATTATATATTTGAGTCCAATTAAAAGTACTTGTATTTAAAATAGCAAGTCTATTTACTTGTGTAGCGCCTCCTACGATTGTAAAACTGCCGCCAACAAAAAGATCCACACCTGAGCCATTCTCTAAGGCGTAAACCGGATTATTTACACCGATAACACCAGCACCTGGTGATCTTACTGACATCCATACCATATTTACAGTATCCCAATATGTTAAATATTGTAGATCTGTATTTCCATACATCAAATTCGTAAAATCACCACCTACATATATATTTGTACCAACTTTTCTTATACTTCTTACTTGAGCATTCAATTCAGGAATTGGGGAAGATGTCTCAATCCAAGCACTATTCAAGGCCATTACAGCAACATTGTGTGTATTTATTTCCGAAGATGGTGAACTAGTATGTGCTCTGTCAAATTTACCTCCAACTAACAACCTGCTCGACCCTAGATAATATACTGAAGTAACATTAGCACCTCCGGTTTGCCATTTTACTCCTGTTGTACCAGAGTCATATAAGTAGTTTCCTGAAAAAGTTGGAGATGATTCAAATGGTAATGTATTGAAATAACTGGTTGTTAATGATGTCCCGTTTTCTTGGAATAAAACAAGACCCCAAACATATGAAGGTGATCCAAAATCTAAAATGGTTGCTTGACCAAAATCACCCCCTATAAATAATCTATTATCTGGTACAGGAATTGTTCCTGGATAATATAATGTTCTTACAACTCCATTTAAACTATTATTTCCAAGAGCGGTCCAAGTTCCAGGCGCACTACTAAATTCAAAAGCAGCAACATAATTAGCACTTATACTACCTCCTGCTACTGAAGTAAAATCACCACCAACATAAATGACTGTTTGAGTATTAGGAGGAATACTTGTACCACCTACAGCTAAAGCATAAACTGGACCACCTGTACCTTCAGGTGTACTATTGGATAAACTTGTAAAATCCACGCCATTCCAACCCGCTATATTGGTAGCATTTTGGAATCCAGCTTGACTAAAACTGCCTCCAAACACTATCGGATAAAATAATGAAGACCCCCATGTAATAGCATAAACAGTACCATTTGCTCCTTGCTGACCAAAACTATCTGTAAGAGGAGTCCAAATACTACCATTCCATTTTGCTATATTAGTTGCAGTTTGACCACCAGCGACTGCAAAATTACCACCAACATAAAGTTCTGAATTGTCGCTTATTAAAGCATAAACGTAACCAGATGTTCCTACTGGAGCAGGAGAAGGAGGAGTTAATGGAGCCCAATAATGATTACCAGTACTGATATCCCATCTAGCAACATAATTTAATACAGGTAGGTCTCCAGCAGTTCCAGCAGTCGTAAATTCGCCGCCAACATATAAACCAGAATCACCCGAAGTGCTTCCGGCATACAATGCTCTAACTATTCCATTAACACCATTTGCCTGTGTATTAGAATCTATAAAAGGATACCATATATTTGCTCCTGGATCATACCTTGCTATATTATTGGCGTAAATTCCTCCAGCATTTGTAAAATCGCCACCTACATAATAAATACCTAGATATTCAATTACTGCGTAAACTATTCCAGAAGGACTTGTCACTTTTTTTACGCCATAGGGCTCAACAATTTCTTCCATAGGACTCCAACTGTAACTACTAATCTCATAAAATGCTACGAATTTGACAATTACATAACTATTTGATTCGAAAGCAATTCCACCAAGTGAACCACCGACTATTACATTACTATTATCATATTTTACAGAATATACCGGTCCATTTACACCCTGACCTGGACCTACTCCTGGTAAATAAGGGAATGGATACCAAGCTGATCCGTCCCACCAAGCGGTATAATTAGCATTCGCCGTCCCAGCAGTTGTAAAATTTCCTCCAGCATACAAACCCGGTTGTGAACCAGTTGTACTATAGTGTAATGACGTAACCGTATTGTTTACGGTGGATATATTGTTATTCCAATTTCCAAATAATTCATTTGTTGCTGCTGATGTTAATTCATAAGTTACAATGTAGGGGGAAGAAAATGTTAGACCTCCGGAATCATAAACATTATTAAATAGACCACCTATATATAGACTATCGTTATTACTATTATATGCTATTCCATAAACGTAACTATCTGTTCCTGGTGTATTGGGGGGTGAGGCTAAAGTAGAATATAATGAATACCAGACACCTGATCGCCAACCCGCTACATAATTTGCTGGTTGATTATTACCATCTACAGTTACAAATTCACCTCCTATAAATAGTACTGGCCCAGCCAGAGTTGAAGAAGCCCAAGTACAACATCTGACTATACCATTTGTTCCAGGTTGGAAATTTGCTCCTAACATTTGGTTCCAATTATTAGTACTCTGATTCCAATAGGTAATATTATTTACATTAATATTTCCGCTATCCGCATATGTAAAATTACCTCCAATGTAAATATTTGTTCCGCCATCTCCGGCAATACAATACACTGGTCCATCTACACCTTCAGATACACCTGGATTCGATTGTCCATATAATGGACTCCAAATACCATTACCAACTGGACTCCAAAAGGCTACATGTGACGCTGCAAAAAATGTAGTTACATTATATTGTACAGTAGTAAACTCCCCTCCTACATATAATCTGTTTGTACCTGCGTCCCAATATAATGCATACACCGTCGAATCAGTTCCTTGACCGCTAGTATAAATTGTGGATCCCGGAGTACTACCACCATTTTCGCCAAAAAGTGGTTCCCACGTTTTATAAATAGAATGATATCGCGCAACATTGTAGGCATCTCTTTCACCGGCTTTACTAAAAGAACCTCCTACATAAATATATGTTCCGTCGGTTTCAATAGCATAAACCGTACCATTTACGCCATATGGTGTAATATCTGGATCTTGTACTGGTTTAAATGTATTGTAAGGAACAGGAGTATATTCTGCAATATATTTCATATCATTTATATTTGAATCCTGTGTGAAATCACCCCCAATATAGACTTGTGTACTTGTTGCCAAGTAAATGTTGTTAACAACATTATTTAATCCAGGTAAAGGAGAATTTCCCATACCTGTCCAACCACCATTCATATAATTTCCAATATTATTCAATAAACTTCCTGATGTAGAATAAGTAAAAGACCCTCCGGCGTATAAGTGTGCTAAATATGGATTATATTGATTATATTGTATTGCTTGAACGTAGCTTGAGCCGGAATTAGCTATTCCACCGTTTAATGTATCTACAACCGTACCAGTTGTATTTGTTTTAGCAACTAAACTGACAGTACTTCCATTTATGCTACTAAATTGTCCACCTATATATAAATTACTATTTGTATTATCGGTTTCTATAGTATACACATTATTATTTGCTCCATTTGCCCCAAGTTGATAATACTCTGGTCCAGTTGGTGTTAAATTATCTATAATAATTAATTGATCATTATTGTTAGCAGCTGCTACCGAATATGGTGTTGATGAAGCATAAATAATTTCCGTACAACAAGGTCCAGTAGGCCCTGTATTACCGGTTGGACCCGTATTACCGGTTGATCCTGTACGACCAGTTGGACCTGTGTTACCGGTCGGACCCGTGTTACCGGTTGGACCCGTGTTGCCGGTTGGACCTGTGTTACCGGTTGGACCCGTGTTGCCGGTTGGACCTGTGTTACCGGTTGGTCCTGTACGACCGGTCGGACCTGTGTTACCGGTTGGACCTGTATTGCCGGTTGGACCGGTGTTACCGGTTGGACCTATTGGACCTCCGCTTGGACCGGTTGCACCTGTATCACCTGGAGGACCTCCGCTTGGACCTGTATAACCGGTTGCACCTGTATCACCTGGAGTACCTGGAAGACCTGCTGTTGCTGCTGGACCTGTATAACCGGTTGATCCAGTATTACCGGGTGGACCTGTATTACCGGTTGGTCCAGTGTTACCCGTTGGACCTGTATTTCCGGTTGGACCCGTATTACCTGTTGGACCTGTATTACCGGTTGGTCCAGTGTTACCCGTTGGACCCGTATTGCCGGTTGGACCCGTATTACCGGTTGGTCCAGTGTTACCAGTTGGACCCGTATTGCCGGTTGGACCAGTTGGACCAGTGTTTCCAGTTGGACCAGTTGGACCGGTGTTACCGGTTGGTCCCGTATTGCCGGTTGGACCCGTATTACCAGTTGGACCAGTGTTTCCAGTTGGACCAGTTGGACCGGTGTTACCGGTTGGTCCCGTATTGCCGGTTGGTCCAATTGGACCCGGAATAAGATCCTTACAACAATTTTTAGAATTCAGGTAGGAATTATATGAGCTAAAGTATTGGTGCGACATGAATATATTAATACTATAATCTTATCATATATTTTATTTTTAACAATTTATCACACTAAATTATCTATTATAACGTAATAATAATAATAATAATATAAAATAGTAAACAAATGTCCGAAAATTTATCTCTAATTGAAGACGATTTAATACAATTGTCAAATAATAATAACGATTTTTACAAACAAAATGTAAACAATTTTATATTGGGTATGTTTTCAAAAACTAAAATCCAACATATAGCTTGGCATATTTTTCACTCGTTTTCAGTCATATATCCAGATACACCAACAATAGAACAACAGTTAATGACTAAATATTTTATTAAAAAAATCACAACCAATTTAGGTATTATTTGCTCTTCTTGCAGCGGAAATAAAGACACTTTTATAGCAAATTGTGACACAGATTTAGCAGTTAGTTCTAAAACAAATCTAATACAATTTTTTTGCGATTATCATAAATATGTTAATACAACTCTTAGACCACAGAAACACTTTAGCTATGAACCAGACATATATACGACTGAGTTTATTATTGATAGATATACAAAAAATGATTATATTTCATTAATTGATGGAACATATAATATTAATTTATTTTTGATGTTTCAACAAAATTCTATGGATGATTTTTTTCTATTATTTCATAAAAATGTGAAGGAAATAATATCTTATAAAGAACCTAATAAATATCATTTTGATATTACATTTTCTAAACTCATTTAACTAACCCCACTTTGTTATGTTATAAAATAAATATAATTTTTATTTATATTTATTTTATTTTTCCCATCTATTTATTTAACACTTTATTTTTATGGGTTATGATTTGATGGATTAAACATTCCTATTCCTATTCCTGGAGGAGTATTAACACCATCATAACTACCATGCAACTCGTATTGACTTTTAATATAAGCAGCGCTTGCTACAAATATAAATTTTCCGGTAACTGTGATGGATGTTGTATCGTATTGAGCGTACCAATGCCATTCAATGTACGCATCTTTTTTTGGATTTGGTGGTCCTGCAGTGATAGTGCACATATAGCGTTTATTACTATTTGGAGACGTACCGGCGGCATTTGAACAAAATCCGAGCCTGTGTCCACTGCTTTCTTTACATACTACATCCTCCTCGTGAGTATCGACTAATGCTGGGCAGCTTATTTCCCCCTCAAGGTCATAACATCCATATAATGTGTAAGTATAATCATTTTTGCCGCAATTGCTGACTGGTAATACATCAACATTAATACACGAGTTTGTGGTAATAGCATATGAATAATATAATACTGGGTCTCCGGACGATATAAATAGATTCGGGAGACGGGGTACTATCTGATAATCTAAATAAAAAGTTGAACTTGGACCTTGAGCGCCTGTGTCTCCTGTTGGACCAGTTGCTCCAGTTGCTCCAGTTGGTCCAGTGTTACCGGTTGGTCCAGTGTTACCGGTTGGATACTTCAACCCGAATAACTCAGTGCTGTCGTAAGAGAGAATAGATCCGTTGGCAGGTGCGACGGCAGGGAACGCCACCTCTGTCCCCGCACCATCTGCCGTGATAAGTTGTCCTTTTACTAGTGAAACCCCCCCGCCTTGAGGGATATACTGATCGTATATTTTGTTCGTTAAGGGATCTACGAGATTTGATGCAGACATGTTTATATATCTGTATAAAATAAAATTACGGGTTGTTCTCGCTAAACTAACTAAAAGTGCCGACCCCAGCACCGATAATAGACCAATACGAATTGTTGTCGTCGCCTATAAATTGCTGTGCGACATCCCTCGGTGTGATTGTGTAAGTGCCGTAAGATACATTATCGTATTTGAATGAACCAGTAAAAGCACAAGAATGAGGAAGGGTTGAGTGTGAGCGGACATACGCCCCACTACCCCCTATTACCTTCCAATCACCATTCCAATAATTAACACCAGTCAAAACACCGCCTTGACCTATTTGTCCCAACGAAGTCCAACTTTGAAAACCACTACTGATGTAAAATGTATAGTCAAACCCAATCAAAGCATTCTGTCCGTTATAAAACCCATATTTATAATATTGAGGATATCCACCGAGATTTAGAGTTGTGTCATACCAAATTGTAGGGGTTGCTTCTTCTATATATGCGTTGTAATCTTGCGTTGCTCCACCAACAGAAGTAAATGTTCCAGAAAGTAATAAACATCCGTTGAATGAGGGTTTAATATTATATACATACGAGTTGATATTACCACCCGCCACACTACCCAAAATGTTCCAAATACCAGTCGCATTATCATAATAAGCACAATAAGGGGCGGATAGTGTTCCAAGTGCTAAATTAACGTTTAGAAACTCACCTCCTATAAAAGTCCAATTGAGAAAACCACTAAAATGTATCGTATAAACTGGATTATCTACTCCGCCTCCATATTCGGTCATAGTTTGATTTCCAGTCGTCAGCGACGGATTTGCTATTTGACCTATACGCCTAACTGGAATTGAATTCGTCGCATCGCTTTGAAAAGTCCCACCACAGACCAACTCACCATTTACCTCTTCTATACAATAAACTTGACTACTAACTTGAAATCCTCTATTGCCACTCCCACTATCTTCAATAGGGTCAAACAAATATGTAGAACCATTTACCCTCGTAATACTATATTGAGGCGTAGCGTTTGTTCCATTAGCGTCGGCAACAGTATCAAACACTCCTCCAATCCATATATAACCAGAAGCACTTTTAATGACATTTATAGTTCCATTCCCTCCACCATACGTCAGTTGTAATGTAGCGATGAGTGAGATTATATTAGAGCTCCATATTTGTATATTTCCCGTCCCTTGTTCCGCCAACCACACATTATTATTACCGTCAAAATAGAAAGCGGAATACCCAGCGAACGGACTATTACTGCCGTAATCACTCCAACTATTCACATTTGTTAGACCTAAATTGAGAAGGGTTAGACGCTGATAATCCACCTGCGGATTAGGGACGCCGACCGTATTAAGATTGTTATTTGTTATTACTGTATCTGGATAATATTTCACATTTGAGAGACCAGTAGTTAGTGTTGTTCCAGTATTTGACGCTTGTTGTATCTGAATACCGTCCGCTTGGGCGTTTAATCCATACAGAGATAAAACAGCAACAGAAGACCCAACTGAAAATGTGGTTGCTCCTACTGTTTTAATAATAGATGTAGGTGCCATTAAAACCTTATTAGTGAGGGTTTCAACACTAATCCCAGTATTGAAGAGGGTTGCCTTCGTTGTAGGTGTTAATTGTGCTACAGAAGTAAAACCCAGATTTCCATTCATATTTGCTTGATTTGTCCCGCTTGAGAGGGTGATATTACTTGTTGAACCTGTGACGCTTTGAGTGCCGAGAGCGAGTGTGGATGTGAGAGGTGATAATAGACTAACGATAGGAACAGACGCAGTTCCGGCGACCCCGATATTATTCCCTGCAGTGATAGACACCACCGTCCCTGCCCCTGTCGGTCCCGTCGCCCCTGTCGGTCCTGTAGGTCCTGTAGGTCCAGTGTTACCAGTTGGACCTGTACGACCGGTTGGACCTGTATTGCCGGTTGGACCTGTATAACCGGTCGGACCCGTATCACCTTGAGCACCTGGAAGACCTGCTGTTGCTGCTGGACCGGTTGGTCCCGTACGACCGGTTGGTCCTGTATTACCGGTTGGACCCGTATTACCCGTTGGTCCAGTGTTTCCAGTTGGACCTGTATTTCCAGTTGGTCCCGTATTGCCGGTTGGACCAGTGTTACCGGTTGGACCCGTATTACCCGTTGGTCCAGTGTTTCCAGTTGGACCAGTGTTACCGGTTGGACCCGTATTACCGGTTGGACCAGTGTTACCGGTTGGACCCGTATTACCGGTTGGACCAGTATTTCCAGTTGGACCTGTATTTCCAGTTGGTCCAGTGTTACCGGTTGGACCCGTATTACCGGTTGGTCCAGTGTTACCGGTTGGTCCAGTGTTACCGGTTGGACCCGTATTGCCGGTTGGACCAGTGTTGCCGGTTGGACCCGTATTACCGGTTGGTCCAGTGTTACCGGTTGGTCCAGTGTTACCGGTTGGTCCAATTGGACCCGGAATAAGATCCTTACAACAATTTTTAGAATTCAGGTAAGAATTGTATGAGCTAAAGTATTGGTGCGACATGAATAAAAATAATATAATATAATAATATATATTATTTTTAAAAATTTGCCTCACTAAGTTATATATTCAATCTTTCAAGCGTAATCATTTTTACAAAAATCTGCATATTGTTGCACTTTTCTCTTATAAAACTATTCAAAGTATTATTATTATTTATATTTTTTACTCTATTGTTTTTAAATAATCATAATTTTTTACTCCGTTATTTTATTAATTCAAATGAGGTCGCATGTCAGATATTTTACATGTGACCCGCGTATGTCTTCAAAAAGGACAAAGGAAGGGTCATAGGGGCGCCGTGCTTGGCAACACTGGTTCCCCTACTTAGATGTACATGGTTTTGATAAACGGGTTGTCATCTAATGTATTTGAATTTTTTATGAATAACTCAATACCATCCTTCATATCTGTTTTTGATATACATCTTTTTATTTTACTTTTTCCTGCTAACAAATTTTTAGAATGCGCAATCTTGCATTTTACAAAAAGCAGCTCCATGTCACCGCCGTGATGCTTGAAATGCGCGGAATACTCTTTTATAAATTCATCGGTTATCGCACCTTCTTCAATCGACCAACCACCATCAAGCGACTTTTTAATAAATATTTGCACCATTTCTTGCGGAACATATGACTGCATCGTAAAATGAATGCTGAACCGGCGCTCCAACCCATCATTCATTCCAAAAAAATTGCGCTTCAATTCATCCTTGTATCCTGCAATCATTAAAATAAAATACTTGTCATCGTCTTCGCGCATTTCAGTCAAGCTTTGATTAATCAAATCCAAACACTCCTTGCTGTACGAGTCCTGCGTGTCTTTGCCGCTGCTGTTTCCAATCGAATACGCCTCATCAATAAAAAGAACGCCGCCGCGCACAGACTTTAATACTTCTGCGGTTTTCAACGACGTTTGTCCTAAATAACCCGCAATCAAGTCTCCGCGACGAACCCTTCTGAAAATATTATTCTTTAAAACGCCCATTTTTAAATAAATATTCGCCAATTTTTGCGCAAACTCGGTTTTACCGATGCCCGGTTCGCCATATATCGCCGTATGCAATAAATCGTCATTCTTTCGATTTAAACGCATGCTGTAATATAAAATTAATGTAACAACTTGCCTTTTAAATTCTTGTTGACCTATCATATTATTTAAATCCTCCATTTCTGGAAGTAAATTCTTTATCATCGCCAGGTCAATATTATACTCAATGTGCGGCTCCAATTTGAATTCTGTCCCCACCTTTTTACCAATATTTATCAAATCCGCCAAATCATCAACATCCGCTTCAAGATTTATCCGACTTGTCACCTTTGAAACACTCGATGCAGAAGGTGCGCGCTGTTGCGGATTCAAAATGGATGATGACCTGGCGATTGGAATCTGCAGTAACGGCGGGTCATAATATTTATGTTTATGCGGCGGAACAATATTCCTTTTACCATTATTATTATTGTTTCCGATATTTGACATTTTTTATAATTGTTGTTATTATTATTATATATCATATATAAAATATTTATTTATTTTATTTATGATTATAATTTTGATTCATCTCTCCAATGTTCAAGGCTGATATCCTATTCTATTCAACAATGTGAACTTCCTTACCTATCGTTTTTATGATGCGCTTTTCACCTACCTCCGGTATCGGTGTGCATATGTGATTAAATGTCATCAAAAAATTCTCATTCTTAGACGAGCTCGTCTTTGCTACTTCCGGGTCTGAATCTTTCCACTGTTTCAATGTTGTAATCTGTTTTCGAGAGATTGCATCAATTGTATCTTTCAATTTCAAATTTCCTTCATCCTTTTCCCACTTCTCTTCATCCTTGATGTACATGATGTCTCGCTTATTATCCGTGCAGTGAATGGGGCGCTTGTAAATGTCCAACTCTTTTAATCCTCTCAAAAAAATATTGCCGACACTATCTTCTAGCGTTTTTTCTCTCGTTACATTCAAATCGTCCAGTGTAATTTGCAGCGATTTTATAAAATCACCAATATTGATTGCATCTTTGCACTGCTCATTTAAAAATACATTCAAGTTGAATTTTTGTTTGATATGAGTATTATTATTTGTAATTAAATTGGTACTACCACACATGATCGGAATCATGTCCACCAATTGTTTATGATATTGCTCCTGCTGTTCTCTCATGAATTTCTGCTGCTCCTTCATTAGCTCCTTTATTTCAGCATTGTCTCTCATCAAATTTATAATTATATTATCTTTTCCAGAATGCAAACGTTGCTTATGTTTAATTAAACCATTTTGAGTTTTGAATACTTTTCCACATTCACATTCAAGTTTAGTGATTTTATTTTCAGGCTTTTCTACATTGCATTTCAATTTCAATTTCATATGTTTTTTTGTTTTCATGTGTCGTTTGTAATCACTCTCAAATATACACGAAAAACAGCAACACTCACACGTATACTGTTTATATTTATATTTTTCCATTTGTGTAGTCAAAATTATAATATTAAAACTGAACCCGTTGTGTATACAATAACCATATAATATTTCTAAATAGATTGGTTAATTAATTAATTATTGAATTGTTGTAAATATCTAAGTTAATAAATAAAGAATCCCCAAAAAACGCATTTTTAGTTTTTTCAATCCATGAAATATTGCTTTTTTGGGGATGTTTTGGAATATTTTTGGAATTAATGACTTTTTGAAAAATGAAAAAAACGCAAAGCATATTCGTGAGACGAAAATTAACATTTATTGCTGCCGCCGCATAAGTAATGGACAAAATACTGGTTCAAAAAAAACGAGCGGATTTGTTATCTGTTTGCTCACGCAAAATAAAAAAAACGAGCGTTTTGAAAATTATCTAGAGGACATGGTGCGGGTCAAAAAAAACGAGCGGAATTGTTATCTGTTTGCTAACAGAAAATGAAAAAGTCAAAATGTCGTGATAGCATTATCCTGTGGATAGAAAACGGTCCAAATTTAACAAAAATAAAAATGGCATTTTATTTTAGAAAAACCACTTACCATTTATGCTTTCATTTTTAAAAAAATACAAAAAAAGCGCTGATGCTCGTTTTTTCGGTCCATTTTATCAATTTTTTGGACTTTTTAAAATGGAAAAAATTGGAAAAAATCAGAAAAATATCCGAAAAATCGCAATTTTCCTTATGCTCTGCACCATTTTTTCCAAAGTAATCGCGTTATGCAACATGCTTATAATTTCCACATTTTGTGCCTCAAAATAAAAACAGAAAAAAATGAAAAAAAAACTTTTAAAACTCTTTTTGAAAAATGAAAATTGGACATTTATTTTTGTCCATTTTTCAAATTTAAAAAAAAGTTTCAAAAAAATAAAAATATTTTCCATTTTTTTTCAATCCCCCAAAATCGCATTTTTAGTTTTTCAAACTACGAAATATGGGTTTTTTGGGGATCATTTTGCAAATATCGGGGTTTTTACATAACATGAAATCTCAAAGCATATACATGCGACGTTTTTTGTCAGTTATTGCGTCCACTCCATAAGCCTAGAGGCAAAAAAAACGAGTAAAAAAAACGAGCGGATTTGTTACCATTATGCTAACAGAAAATGAAAAAGTCAAAAAGTCGCGAGAGCATCGCCCCGTGCGTGAAAAACGGTCCAAATATGGACCGAAAAAAACGAGCGTTTTAATTTAAAAAAAATGCCAGACCACGCATGCTTTCATTTTTCAGAAAACATGGAAAAAAGCGCTGATGCTCGTTTTTTTCGGTCCATTTACTCGTTTTTTTCACTTTTTGAATTCCGGAAAAATCCGAAAAATGTCCGAAAAATCGCATTTTTTCCATTTTTTCCTTATGCTCTGCGCCCCTTTTTCCAATATATTTGCATTATGTTAAAAGCTAACAATTTTGTAAATAATTCTTAAAAATACAAACGTAAAAAAACGTAAAAAAAACTTTTAAAACTTTTTTGAAGAATCAAAATATGGACATTTATTTTTGTCCATTTTTCAAATTTTAAAAAGAGTTTCAAAAAAAATAAATTCTTTATAAGAGAAATCAGAGAGATGGAACTAAAATTAAAATCCAAATAATTATAAATTATTAATAATATGCGAATATTTGGGAGCTTCTTCATAAGACATTGAACATAAGTATTTGAAAATATCCAAATAACTAGGTGGCATGTCTAAAAATAATTCTTCTGGCAAGATTGTTTTTTTCATTTGTGCCACCGACGCGGGAGATGCCGCCGCCTTCCAGGGCAGACGCCCCTTCACCAAGTAAACGAGAACATACATGATTGAAATCAAATCGTCTCGTCGACTTGGTTCGCATCCATCGTGCACATTGATGCTTACATATCGCGGCGTTCCAATAATTCCGGTTGTGCGTATTTTATTACACCTGTGTGCTTTTGTTTTATCATCAATGTATGTTCGAGACATTCCGAAATCAATTAAGAATATTTTGTCAGTCTTGTTTTCTGTTTCATTGGGATCGGGACCGGGACTGGGTCCCGTCATGAAATTGGGAGGCTTGATGTCTCGATGGACAAACCCCCGTTCATGAACAGCCTGGATAATTTCAACCATTTGCTTTGCATACGCTCGAACGATTTCAATGGGAACTGATTTTTTGTGTTCGCTTGAAACAGTTTGTAAGCTTTTTCCCAATAAATCAATTGCCATGTACCTGTTGTGGTCGGGCACTCCATAGTACCTTAAGTTTGGAATTCCCGGAATCCCCGAAAGTTTCATCAATACGGCGGCTTCATGAGTTAGCGTATCCACCTGAGCAGTCGGCTCCAGCTTGATTGCAACAATTTCATTTGTATTCACGTTTTTTGCACTGAATATTAATCCAAACGCACCAGAACCTATGCGTTTCTGCAATTTGTACCGGTCATTTATCAACATGATACTTTTATCGAGAACGATAATGATGGTGACTAGGTGATGTATTTGAACAATTGGGTTTTGATCTTTATTTTTTCAATTTAAAAAAAATACTTTTATAACTTATTTTAAATATTTTTATTTCTATAAAATTGAAATAAAAATAATATAGATAGTTAATCATAAATATAATAGCCAACAACTACAACAACTATGTCTCATGCAGTTGTTCAAATTTATCAACTTCACCAACTTCCTCAACCTGCTCATTCTCCTCTGTATAAATGTCAAAGACATCAATCGTGCAGAAGTTACAATATTACAATTCCTAATATATTAAATGTGTCTCCGGCATCATCTCCATCATCATCGTCTGATGTTGATGACAACGGTTATTGTTCACCAAATCCAGAACTGACATCTTTTGTGTCAATAGACGGAGACTATGATGATGAGGAAACGCAGAATGTTACTGTTGTCAGTTTCGGTCTCGGCGTTGCAACAGCGCCTCCTTTAGACGACGACAACTACATTGTTACGTGTGACCCTTTACCCCCATGTGTGAAAGGAGGGGTCATAGGGGAACGTAGTTCCCCTACCCCTACAGAAGAAGAAATGTGCATAATATGTTATGACAAAATAGACAAAAATGATGGTAATTTTTATAGCAACTTTTGCGACACGTGTAAATACACGGTGCATATTTCATGCATTGAAGAATACATTATTCGAAAATTGAAAGATGACGTGCAAACACATCAAACACGTTTTGTCGGAATAAAATGTTTGATGTGTTCAAAGGTGGTGGAGAGAGCGGAGCTTACTCAAGAGGAATTTGATGAAATAAATAATAGTGATAGATTTGATAATAGGATGACTGCCGAACAAATACGTGATATACGGCTTCACCAACACGCATTACGTGTAATGGAAAGACAAATTCGTCATGACAGGAGAAATGGAAATAAACGAGTTTTCTGTCACGTATGCTTTATTTTATGCCTGATTATTTGTGCAGGAGGAGTACTCGCAGCCGTTATAACAAAAACGACATAAACGTATATGGGAACTGCCAAATTACGAATTACATTAATTACATTATCGATTTTAAGAATGAACCGTTGAATCGTTTATTCATTTCTTGAGCGAGTTCATCTTGTTTTGCCAGAGTGAATGCCCGATGCGTGTTGTCTTCTTCTGCAACATGCGCTTCTGTTTTTTTTTTATTCAAAGAATCTTCATAATTATACGTTTTCAAATGCACATCTCGAAATGATTGCAGCTCATTCACGTTATTGAACTTTTTGGAGTTTGCATAGTCTTCGTGTGTTACGGGTATAACCGTTTCCGTGTGCGCCTTTTTCAAATCTTCATATTGAAGCGAGCTAAATAGCCCGCTTGAATGTTCCTTTGGTGCACCCTGACCCAGCATATAATAATTTTCACCGCCGCCGAAAATGTTGGCACATTGTAGTTCACTCTTTGAAACAAGTGACAAATTTGTTCTCAACGCTTGCTTTTGTTTGTCGATTTCGGATACACGCTGATCCCATGATGACAATGAGGTGGCAGCAGTTAAATCTTCGCTGGCATCATCAGAACGAAACCACTCTTCATAACCTTCTTCCTCTTCCATTTGTATTTTGCATTTTTCATAGTGTTCATTGAAGAGTTTGTTGAACTCGGTCGAGCTCAGCTGTTTCACCTTGTCCACGCACAACTTCATTGAGTCTTCCTCTGGAGCAACCGTTTCTTCGGCAACAAGGTCGCTGTAACTTTCCTTTTTGTTTCTATTTTTACCCGTGCGAAATGTAAATATCTGATACAATATTTTATAAGCGCTCGTAAAAAAGAGAAAGATTTCTTTTGGAAGTTTGGATTTGTCTGGATGAGTGTGAAGCACTACGAGCTTTGCTGCGCGCAAATCTGATTCTGTAAATACAATCGGTATTTTAAATAAATTTGTAATGTCTTCTAAATTATAATTTTGTATGTCCAAGTCTAAATTAACGTAATCCATTTTTGTGGAAAATGCAAATAATCAAACAAATCTTTTTGATATATATTCAATATATTAATTAGTGTATAATATCATTTACGTATAATAATTATAAAATAGTTATTATACAAACGATAAATTAACAAATTAACAAACAATCTGATCCAATTTATTTTTTATTTTTATATTTACGTTTATTTTGACGTTTATTTGTACTATTTGTACGTTTTATTGAGTATCTGCGCGCAACAACGCGGCGCCTGGTGCGGCGGCGTCTTCTGCGAGTACTATGCCCGCCTAACCCTAACACCATCGATTGTGGTCCTATTGGATTTTTCTTAACATATTCTAATAGATTGGGTGGTGCCAATGGTGGCGGTGGACTTTCCGCTGAGAGCGATACATACGACGACGGGGACATCGACGGTGGCGGTGGACTTTCCGCTGAGAGCGATACATACGACGACGGGGACATCGACGGTAGTGCTACTGGTTGCGGTGGTCGTGGATTTTTTTTAACATATTCTAATATATTGGGTAGATCTAAAGTTTGCAGTGGTGGAAGAGGCGGGGGAGGAGGGTTAGATGCGGCAACGATATTAGAAACGCCTGACGGGATTGGCATGACACATTCGCTTATTGTTTCTATTAGTTGTTCGTGCAATGCTTTGAATCTAATAGACAGGGTTGGGTCTCTGAGTAATTCTTTACTATAATCAATATTGTGTATTTCGTAAAAATACAAGTCATCTTGTAACACATGAGTATCGAATGAATGAGCACCATGATTATATAAATGAGACAAAATACCATTACATTGAAGCTGGTCGAATTGTACAAAATCAATAATCGCTATTACCATAAGTATGCGATGCATTATGGAATAAGATTCCGGATTATCGTTTCTAAGTTTGGACCACGTTGATTCATTTTCTGTTTCTGATAATGAAGCTAAAAAATAAACTTCACTTGCAAATGCATCGATAATCTGATACATTATCTCATCGTATACTGCAGATGTCGCGTCAATGTTAAAAAATGATGCTATCTTTTGTAAATCTGCAATGGATTTACTTATAGGGACGTAGACGTGGGGTTGGTCGGGTTGGTCGGGTTGGACGGGTTGGACCACTTTTTCCTGATAATCACTATATATAAAGTTGGAAAATATTGAAATCACTTTATCACGATCAGCTTTGTTGCGTAGCATGTATACGCGCCCATAATCGATCACATTTACTCGTCGTTTGATGGGTACAGTGTCTTTAACAGTGACAACCATTATATTATTTCTATGAAGATCATACGGACTCGCGCTACATTTCATTGCAAGAATAATTATTTTTGCTAGTGCCTGCAAACATAACTTGGAATATTCAGATTCTGATACGTGACTATATTCGTTGGCTAGCGTACGCCCTTCTACTAAATCCATCACAGTTAAACTAACCTTTAGTCTAGGATTTTTATCGAGTTGTTTATATATCCATCCGATAACACTAAAAAAATCTTTATTCTGTTCCTGTTTCGGTAGACCCATGTGTTTAATTATTGGGACTGAAAACATGACTTTGAAATCCTCAGCTGACATTATTTCATTGCTGATTATATCAGGACTAAACGGAGTAACGCCATCCCAACACAACATTTTTTTGTGAACGATTTGTTGCATAGACGCTTCGTGTTTTGCTTCAGCTTCAGTTGCAGTGGCTTTAGTGACTCCTAAATATTTGTCTATAAACGAATGTCCGGTCTTGGAAATAAATGCAAATTTTATAACAAATGAATGCATTCGTTGACCCAGACTTACATTTTCGGGACTATCAACTTGTTCTTCGCGGGTTAGACGCGTTTGGATTTTCGTATCATCTGAATCTCTGTACACTTGACTTCGTAGTATAATGGGTGTGTCCGGACGAAATTTTCCTTTAAAAATAAACGATCCCAATGATGTCCACGATAATATATCTAAATCGCAATAATTCAACAATTTTTCTATAATGGGTATAGAAGCATGTTGTACCTTATATGTTCCATCCGTCAGTCTTTCGCTAACCTTCGTACCACCTGCTTGTTTTTTAACTGGCATATTTATATTATCTATATTATTAAAACATTAAAATATTATTAAATGAAATTATACATAATAATATTGTACTTGAAAGTCATTTTGTTGTATAATATAAATATTGTGCATATATAATAAATTAAATAATATTAAAGCTTTATAAATATTTATATATATTATATACACAGTTAAGTTAGTTCGCATTTTCTAAAATATGTTTTCAATGTTCAAGTCTTCAAAATCGGCAATGTCGGCTACAAAAGATTTCAAAGAACGATTGTCTTTAGAAGAAAGAAAGCAACAATCTATAAATATTTTGACTAAATATCCAACATCTGTTCCTGTCTTCATTGATTCATCGGGAATGCATAAAATGATAGACAAGCCGAAATTTGTTATACCGCAAGGATTTACAATAGGACAACTAATGATATCCATTCGAACGCGGATGAAAATGAATTCGGCAACTGCACTATTTATTTTTATTGATAATCAATTGATTCCCGTGACGACGGTTATTTCTGCAATTTATGACTCGTATAAGGACAGTGACGGTTATCTCTACGTGTGTTGTTCTGAAGAAAACACGTTTGGATAAGTTTAGTGAATTTTAAAGAATTTGATAAAATAAATAAAATAAATAAAATAATAAAATATTAAAAAATATATTTTTTTTTTAATATTTTGATTATATATAAAAGAATTAAATGGTTTTGACAGATTGGATGAGAAGCGTACAAGCTGCGCTGAAAACAATTCCTAAAAATACTCCGAATCGTTTGGGGGCAGCAATGAAAAAAGCAAAACTCACGTATAAGAAAAAAGGCAGCTCTGCTTCGTCTTCTTCAGTAATGAAAAAAACATTCAAGCGTCGTAGGGGGCCTAAGGGCAAAGGGTCTCGCAAGTCGAAACGCAGCCGTCGTCCTCGCCACAGCGGAGGCGCAATGTCAAAATTGAACCCTGCTGATTATGACGGAGCTGGTGTTGGCACATCGGGCGCGAAACTTCAGTTGGATGTTACAAATAACTCCACTTAATCGAATTCATTTAATATAATTTTGTTGTAATCATATTATTTTATCAATAATCCACTTTCTATTAATAAAATAATACACGCATTATATAAATACGTTTATGCAACCTCAAGATGAACAACGACGATTACCTATATTTGAAAGTATAGCTAACGGAATACCGGTTCCTGTTGAAGAACAACGATTACCTATATTTAAAAGTCTATCTCAAGGAATACCGGTTCCTGTTGAAGAACAACGATTACCTATATTTAAAAGTCTATCTCAAGGAATACCGGTTCTTCAATTTAAAGAAACCGAAGAAATGCGACGCGAAGAATTAATACGTGTAATTTTGGTATTGCTGAGAAGTTTAAATAGACGTGAAAATATTGCTCAACGTAAAGAAGTTAATAGATTATATATTGTTGAATTAGATGATATCGGTCGTAAAATATTATTCGATAAATACGGTATAAAAGAAAATAGTCGTGGAATATTAGTAGGGGGTGGTAAAAGAATGACCAAATCCAAATCCAAATCCAAATCCAAATCCAAATCCAAATCCAAATCCAAATCCAAATCCAAATCCAAATCCAAAAAACAAAAACGTATTTATAAAGTTTATTAACTTGAAACTTTACAATTTGACATTTAGTCCAAATTTTTTAGCATTTTTGTTGAAATACGTCAAAAGTAAGTCGGTAAGTGTGGTCGTTGAAAGTAAAAATAAAGACGAAGAGAAGATTATTTTTTTATCAAATTCTGTAAATTTAGCATTTGAATATGGATTGAATCGGAAAATCAAAAATATAATAACAAAGTATTTCAACGCGGATTGAATGGTTGGTAAATATTTTGTAATGGAATCAAAATAAGTTAAATTCAAAATAACTATAATGTACAATACATAAAAAGTGTACAATAAATAATCGTAAACGTCTTCTATTTTTATGTAAAATGATGACATGACTTATAATATAATATAATATAATTTATATAATTATTATATTATTGTAATTATCTAATTAATTATCTATACCAAAATAAAACCTAAACAAATGAAACGTCGTATTCGTCTAAACGCGGATGACTATAAAAAAATTTTGGAATATTATAAACTGAAAATACCGACAAAATCGACTATAAGTAATTTAAAAAAACGAGCAGAAAAAGCTCTCATTAAAAAAATATGCAACTGCACTAAAAAGCTTAAAAGTCAGGTTGGTGAAACAAAAGCAATTGGCATTTGCGCAAACAGTGTTTTAAAAAAAAAGAAATTAATATATCACCGTTTTACTTGCAAAAAGCCTGCACATTTTATTCCTGTTTCTGCAAATTATAATTCATTGCATAAAAGTGTATAAAATTGAAAAAAATATGTACATGTATATAAATCAACACTTTGCTGCGCTTCTGGTAAAATGTACACCGAAAAATTCAATGACAAGTATACCATTTTGGTTGGAAGAACACAAGAACAAAATCAGGCGCTCGTTTCACGCACAAAAAAAATGAATCAGAATGCACTATGGTTTCATGTTGGAAATGGATTTTCAAGTCCACACGGCATTTTGTACGACAACACAAAATACACGGCAACAAAATATGACAAGGATGCAATCATACGCGCAGCTGGACTCGTTAAACAGTTTTCAAAAGAGTCGATAAAGTCTCTTCACGCAATAACGGTGGAATACATTCCTATAAAATATGTTGAAATGACAGACGTTCCTGGTCTAGTTCACCTAAAAAAAACTCCAAATAAGATTGTAATTTGACATAATGAATGATTTATTTATTTTTAGATAAATAGTCGAATACTGACAGAATGATCTCTTCTTGGTTGCTGAGTTTTTGAAATATAAGCACTTCATCAAGTTTGAGTTGGAATATTTTCCGAAAATGGTTTCTGCAAAGCAGATGAACGCCGGAACCGAGTATTTTAATGTCGCAAATAAAGCCGCCATTTTTCAAAATAATGTCACTATTATTGTCTCCATTTTTATAAGTTAGCGGTATGTATCGAATAAACGCGCCGTGTTGAATGTCTTGAAGTTCTTCAACATACCTGTAATCTGCCAGTTTATGCAGCATTGATTCCAACTCTTCATCATTCATGCCAAGACGTTCGAGCATGTTGTATTTCATATTATTTATTTTATCATATGTTAATTTCGATATTGATAAATTTCTGTCATTATCAAGACTGTGTAAAACATCTTCAATGTTCATGTTATCATTATATGAATCTGGTTTTGACATTATTGATTCTTTTTTCAAGTGTTATTGTATATAGTATATATATATACATTATATATACCATATCCTATTATGTTTATTTATTTTTATTTATCAATATAATCTTTTCAATATCTTCTTCTTGTTCTTCTAGTTCTACTTCTTCTCGTTCTCATTCTTCTATTTTTGTTAGTTCTCTTTACTCTTATTCTTCCTCTTCCTCCTAAGGACATGGGTCTTGGTTGTGCTCCTGATAATGCTGCTAATAATGTATCTTCTCTATACAACATTTGGTTGTTTCTAAAGTAGGCTTTATCTTTATCTTCCTTAAATTTCTCACTATCAAGAGTTCCACCTGGCCCGAACGCTTTGAATGCTTCAGCAGTCGTAGACATTGTTTTAAAAGTCAAATAAGTTGCTGATGGTAATGTATTGTATCTGTAAAAAAATAATACTTTTTTAAACAATGCTAATAATCTATCTATTTGAAATTTATCTAACCTATTTATAGGAAGAGTTGTCATTTCATGAATTGTAAATGATGGCAACAAATTTTGTATTTGTCTTGAAATAAGTTCTTTCAATTTATGATTCATCAATAGTTGTCCAACTTGGTCCTGGCAAATGGGTCCTTGTTTCACCGCTAGCAATAACGAAAGACATAGAGATTTAAAAAATTTGTCGTCATGTAAGTTCATAGCTCCTCCTGCTGGTCCTCCTGTATTTGGTTCAGTTCCCATGAGTAATAGTATAAATCCTAAAATATCAACGAAAGATGGCGCCTTCAATGCATCACCTGTTCTTGTTTCAAACCGTTGATGAACGCATGATATTGGACTATTAGCAACATAATATTGATATAATTCACAAAAACTTGTAAAATTTACAGCAGGTGTTGTTTTTGAAAAAAAACCACCGGTTTTTTTCTCTGGAATATTAAAATTATATGAACCATCATCATTAGAATTAACTGCAAAATGAGTTGATGGATTATCTAGGGTAAGTTGAACGCCTTCATACTCATACGGACCCGCGCCTCCCTTCATTGCATAGGACCTGGATTTTTTTCTTCCTAAATTTTTCTTCATTTATAATATATCTATATATATATATTATAAATTATGACAACAACTACAAATCGTAGGATAAATAAAAAGGAAAAAATTGTTTCGCGAGCAATTCAAATACTTACGAAATATTTAACAGAAACGAATGGATTTCAAAAAATAAAAGAAATTGTATGCAATAATGTTAGTATTAATCGGGCCGAAAAAGCAAACAAAATATTTCATATTATATTTTCATCCGAGTCAGTAAATACGTTGTTAGAGAATATGCAATTGACTGGCACCGCTAAAAGTGGAATTGAAATATTTAAAGCGAGTAAAAGCTTTTCATCTATTTTTTCTACAAAAACCAAAACTACGCGAATAAACACAATCACGTCCAGGTTGAATAACCCGATAGTTAATCAAGTGGATTCATACTTGAAGCCTGAATCTCTTCCCATTATTGAACGCGCACTCGAGCCTTTAACAAAATCGTGTTTATCTGCTAATTTTGTCCAGGTAGTGCAGTCACAATGTATTAAGCCCATTATAAAACACGTGGCAAGTGGCGCTGATGTTGAGAATTATTTTAGTGGCGGTTTTCGAAAGATGGCGGTGGCATCATCACGCAAGTGTCGAACTCGCAGTCGAACTCGCAGTCGAACTCGCACTCGCAGATGACAAAATTATTTCATTTATGCTTTCGGCGACTAGTTCAGCGACGCTAGATGTTTCCGCTGCGGCTTCTACCGCTGCTTCTACCACCGTTTCCGCTACGGCTTCCGTAGTTGTTACCGCTGGCGCTGGAAAATCCTCGTATGGCTGTGCCAATTCATTTTCAATACTTTTCAAACGTTCTTCTAAATGTTGAATGAAGATGTGCATTTGGTCGCTTTTAGCTTCCTGGTCTGATATGCGCCGTTTCAACATTTCATTCTCTTCTTTCAAGGGAATAATGTTCTCCACAATGGATGAAAAATTCGTTGTTGTCATTATATTATCAACAATGCCGTTTATAAATACGCCATCATTCATGAGTTCATTCAAATCTGTTGCTGCTGCGCCTGAACTTGTTGGCGGTTCCGCTGTCACAACTGGATGATTACCACCACCACTGCTTTCAACAACAACTAACCGGGTTTCAATCTCTTTCAATTGATCAAAACAATCGTTAATCATGAGGTCGTGTTCATTCAATTTATTGTCATGCGTTTGAAACATGATGAGTGGGTGAAGTGGAATGCCAAACAACTGTCCGGCATTTTTATTTGGAGGAGGAAGCGGAGGAAGTGCATTTTGCGTTTGCATTTTTTGTTGCGGTTGCTGCGGTTGCTGCAGTTGCTGCTGCTGTGGTGGTCCAGGTCGTCTCATTTGCTGCTGCTGTGGTGGTCCAGGTCGTTGTTGTTGTTGTTGTTGTTGCAACTGTGGAGTCATCATTCTTTGAGGAGCTTGGGGTGCACCGCCCATTCTTTGAAGAATGCGATTTGCTGGTGGTCCACCCGGTCCACTCATGGTCCCAGCACTCAACGGATTTGACCTTCGTCGTCTTGCGGCGGATAATGCTGCGTTACTACTCATTAATTATAATTTATAACTTAAATAATATTTTATTTCTATATTATTTTCGCATTTTCATTTTAATTGTTTCGTGGCATATATAATTTTCTATAGTTACATTGCCAATATTATATTCTTCAATTGAATTGCATTTTTTATCAATGACTATTTTTGGAAATGCGTGCGGTTCTCTCTTGACCTGTTCTTCTAAACTTTCAATGTGGTCATCGTATATGTGTGCATTCCCCAAATAATATATAAATTCAAACGGTTCCAAATCGCAATGTTTTGCTAAAAGGTGCGTCAAAAAACTATAGGAAGCAATGTTGAAAGGAACGCCTAAACCAACATCTCCGCTGCGCTGAAACATGCAGCACGACAACTTATTTCCACTCGTCACATTGAATTGCGCCAAGATGTGACACGGTGGAAGCGCCATTTCATTCAGTTGGCACGGGTTCCATGCACACATTACCATTCGGCGTGATGTGCGCTGAAGCGGGTCTTTCAAGCATTCTATAATTTGCGCCAGCTGGTCAACCCCTTTGCCATCATAGTTGTCATCACAGGTTGTATAAGGCGCATTGAAGTGGCGCCACTGGTGACCGTAGACCGGACCCAAGTCATTTTCGCGCAACTCTGTTAGTCCTCGACTGTCTAAAAATTCGCGAGATGCATTATCGTTCCAAATTGTAACACCTTCTTTTTGCAAATTCTCATTACTTGTGCCACCCCTTATAAACCAAAATAGCTCTTTTAAACACGTCTTCCATGCAACTCGCTTCGTTGTTAGCAGCGGAATCGTTCCATTTTCTAGTGAAAAGTGCATGGCGGCTCCAAATATGCTTTTTGTTAGCCCATTTCGACCTTCTTCCATTGTTCCTTCTTCTAAAATATCATTTATCAGTTCCAAGTATTGGTACTCTTCACTTTTTCCAGTGCAATTCTTTTTTTTACGCAGCATTTACTTTTACTAAATTCTTTTTGATTCTTCTTGATATAAATTGTTTCCAGTTTTTATATTGTTATCTTAATTTTGTTTTAGTTTAACAATATTCATTTATTTAGTTAATTTAATTTGTTTTTTTTATTTTAATTTCTGTTTATAAATCATATAAGAAAATATACTACAATGGAAGACGTTGAAGATGCAATATCCGATTCTACCAAAAAAACAGAAGGATTTTTAAAGTACGTGTTTAAGATGGGAGATTATGAGCAATCTTTTCTCTTGAATATTGTTCAGTACACGGTGATGGCGATCGTTCCGGTCATTATCGTTCTTTATGTTAATCATTATTACATTCCAGACATTGATGAAGAAAAGGGCTCTGTTGTTATTTTAGCAGAAATGTTTGGACAATTGTTCTTTATTCTGTTTTCATTCTATTTTATCAATCGAATCATCAATTATTTCCCGACGTATAGTGGATTGAAGTATGGCGATTTTAGCGTTGTTCAAATTATTCTTATTCTGTTGTTTATTTTCATTTCCATGTCCAAACACAAGTTGGGCGCGAAAACCCTCATTCTTATCGAAAGGTTTGAAGAAATGGTGGAAGGAAAATCCAGCTTGAAAGAAGGATACAATGGTAATAAAGATCAACAAAAAGGGGGTCAAGTTCGAGTCACTCAGCCGTTATCCGGACAAGCCGCATACGCATTGAACGGACCACCGCCTCCGCCGCAACTTTCAGCACAACGGTCGCCCGATTTCAATGCCATGTATCAAGTGCAGCCAAATAATTTGATAGGAGCATCAACACCAGGTATGCCGCCAGGCATGATTGCCGAGTTTGAACCCGCTGCTGCAAATGAACATCTAGGTGGAAGTTTCTTTTAAACAGGGGAACTACGTTCCCCTCTGACCCCTCCTCAAGGGAACGTAGTTCCTCTATTATATATTAATTGATTTAGGCTTAGAAACAATACTATAAATCTTATAGTATTATTGATAATGGAGTCAGAATTGAATAACAACGTTCATTTGAAAGCATGGGTATCCGCCCTTAACAATGCAATTGTGGGAGCTTACAAGCGGATTGGACACTGCCGAATAGCCGACATTAAAAATAAAATAGAGATTATGGAACAAACATATATTATCAAATCAAATGCAGATATAGACGCGTATAATTCTCAAATTGATATTTTTACGGATCAAATGGAGAGAATAACTGCGTGCATTGATACGGATATGGAGATGGGTGACCACACCAATGAACACGGAATTTGTGCATTGTTTCACGGTAATGAAGTGGTTTCAAAAGATGGCGGGTTAGTCGCATTATTGAGTTGTGCAAATTATCCACAGCATTTATATTACGATTATTATGATGATTATGATAATGGAAGTAGTAACAATTTGAAAATTAATGTAAGTAAGCAAGGGTTTGATGTTGTGTATGACCATCTGTTAACTAATGAGCTTTTTAGCACAATTGAAACTCAATGCATAAAAAATGAACTTCAAATGATGAGGGCTTCAGTAATTATGGAAATGTGTAAGAATGATTCACATCAAATTAAAAGAAGATTTTTACGAGTAGATTCTCCTTATTGAAACATAAAACATAAAATAATAATGTTGGTTAATATAATTAAATTAAATAATTAAATAATTAAAATGTTTTGACAATGTATAAGTATTTTAATTATTTGAAAATGCACGGTGCCATGAATCATCTTTTTCATTCTATTTTGTTTGGACTTTTATTATATTTATTTATGGTTTTCATACTGAAACAGTCGTATGATGTGGCGCAAGACAGGAGTATGCTACTCGCAGCATTAGCTTTAGCATATATGATTTTATTTGGACACTCGCTTCCAACTCGCGTAAATAAAAATATTTTTTAAGACCGATGAATATGTATATACTTATTTAAATTAATTATTTTATAATATAAAATTATATTATAAACTAGTTGTTATTTATTTATAATGGCGATTATTCCACCGGCAGTGCCAGCGGCGGTAGCGGCAACGTCAGTGGCGGTAGTAATGGTGGCGACGGCGGCACTGGTGTTGCCGGTGGTGGCGGCAGTGGTGGTGGCAGTGGCAGCGGCGGGAGCGGTGAGCGGAAGTGAAATGGATACGGATAAGGAACCGCTACGTTCTGAAAAAGCGGCATCAGACGGTGGGGGTAAAGCAAAAAAAATGAGAAGGTCACGACGTAAAAGTTTAAGAAAAAGACATGGACGAAAAAGTAGGCGTAGATTATAATAAACAACAAACCGACTCTAGTTGTATAATAAATAAATATATGCGTAAAAAATATTTTATATGCATATATTAATACACAAGTCGTAATACAACAATACAATACATAAAACTTACATGTTAGAAATAGGAGGTTCACAATTACACGGAAATTATGCAGTATTTGATGTTGACGAAACGCTGGGCTACTTTGCACAATTTGGAGCATTTGTCGATGCACTTAATAACTATTATAGTGACTTCTCTCGAGTTGTGTTTGACAACTTCAACGAACTCTTAGATTTGTACCCGGAGTTCATTCGCCCAAACATGATTGAAATTTTAAAATATGTTTCTGAAAAGAGGAGAGAAGGTGCATGTAAAGGAATAATTATATACACAAATAATCAAGGACCGCGAATATGGGTTGCAAATATTTCGAAATATTTTGAATATAAAGTTGGCACACCAGTATTTGACCAAATTATTGCGGCATTTAAAGTGAATGGAAAAATCGTGCAGGAAGGGCGAACAACGCAAAATAAAACATACGAGGACCTTGTTCGCGTTGCGAATATTCCGAAAACATCTCAAATTTGTTTTGTAGATGATTTGGATCATCCGGGAATGCGGCACCCGAATGTATTGTACATTAATGTGAAACCATATGTTGAAACCCTTCCAACGTCGACGCTTATAAAACGTTACCTTGATAGTAATCTTGGGAAAAATATTCTTCCCGAAAATAGAGAGAAATTCAGTAATTCTATAAAAAAAAGAATGGGAGTAAATCATGATGAAAATAAAAGAATTGCAACATTTAATTTACAAGAATCGAATTTTATTTCATTAAATACTCCCGTTGGTTCTAGTGGTGAATCTAGCGCGATTCAAAGTTATAAAAAAACTGGAGAGAAAATACTATTTTATATAAAACTATTCTTTAAAAATAAAAATAAATCACACAAGTTGCACATGCACACTCGTCGCAATAAACATCGCGCCACATTAAAAAATAAACGACGACTTGCATCAAAATCAAAACTATTGTCAAGAAGAACAAATGCAAATGATAATAGTGCTCGTAAAACTCAAAAAATTGGCGCATTTATGCGAGTCTGAAATGGATTATTCCCTTTATTTATCATCGTATAAAAAAAAATACTTACCTTTTTCCCTTACCTTTACCTCATATCAACCACATCAATTCCAAATTCTGATTGATGTGATTTTAGCGACGCTTGGAAGCAACTGCGGCGCGGTTGAAGATGACCTCGCCATCGACAACTTTCCCGACATGTTCGCCTTCTTGTGTGTAGAGGTCTCCGTCGGGCGACAAGCCGTATGATTCTCCTTCGTATTCATACTCTTCGCATTCGAGTTCTTCCTCTTCTTCCTCCTCCTGCGCATCTTCAACATAGAATCCTGGTATGCACGATTCCTTCGGGACCTGAGCGGAAGCAGCGACAACTTCTTCTTCTTTCTTCTTGTCCTTCTTGTCCTTCTTTTCCTTCTTGTCCTTCTTGTCCTTCTTGTCAACCTTGTCAACCTTGTCCTTCTTGTCCTTCTTTTCCTTCTTTTCCTTCTTTTCCGGAACGGCGACGGTGACGGGGGCAGGTGCAACAACAACTTCTTGCTGCTGCTCTTGCTGCTCCTCGTCATCGTCAAAGTTGTAGAACCCATCTTCATCAGCTTCGTCGACAACAACTCCTGCAGCTGCTGCTGCCGCTCCTCCTCCTGAAACCTCGTTGTCTGCAGAGGTTGCTGACATTGTTTCATCGTCTTCTTCTTCATCATCAAATTGAAGAGGAGCGATTTCCGCCGCTTCGCTTGGGTCAAACGACAAACGTTTCTTCTTTGCAGCCGTAGCTTGCAAAATCAGTTCGCGCATGTCACTCTCGGCAACATTTGTCTGTTGGATTGTTTTGGCAGGACGACCGCGCTTTTTCTTTTCACCATCAGCTTTTTCTGGGGTGTCGGCGGTCTCCACACTTGCAACTTTTTTCTCCTTCTTTTCTTTCTTTTCCTTCTTCTCCTTCACTGGCTTTGGAACAACTGACGCCACATCCGTCTTTGCGGGGCGACCGCGTTTCTTTTCAATGGTTTCAAGCATCCACTCGGGAATTTGAACTCCACGTTTTGCGGCAGCTTCAAGCGCTTCTTCTTTGGTAATGTTCATTTTGGTAATGACGTCGAGGTAGTGACTTTCTTTTTTGCCGGTTGCGACGTGAACGAATTGTCCGACAGCACATGCAAGACGGTCTTGAACCGTTCCGACAGAACTGTGACCATTTTCATCACACTTTGTAAGACACTCGGCGCAAAACCCGCAGTCTTTGCCGTCATGGTTGAATTGTATCAAACCGTCGTCTGACATGTCCTGTGGTTTGCCACACTGGATGAACAAGCCGTACATGGTTTTGAGCGCAACACATGTGTTGTAATCCGCAACACCGGTCCACGGCATTGGAATTTTGCTTTGTTTCTTTTTGTTTTCATCGACGATGACAACTTCTTTGACTTTTTTCTCTTTCTTCTCTTTGAGTTCTTTTTCTTTTTTTTCTTTGGGTTCTTTGGGTTCTTTGGGTTCTTTTTTTTCTTTGGATTCTTTTCTCTTCTTTTCAATTGCCTCACCGTTCTTGTCCATCACGCAGGAAGCAATGAGCTGCTCCTTCAGAATGGACAGCGCGGATTCGAGACCTTGCATTTTTTTGATGATTTGACCGGCGGTAAGCTTCTTGATGGCTTGAACAGGAGCAGAAGATTCAACTTCATTGCTGACTAACTGTGCAACAGCAGCAGCAGCAGCAACAGATGAACCGAGATTGGCAGTAGCGTCAGCAATGAATTGCATTATTCGTAGATGGGTATGAACTTGATGGGAAACACTGATGAATGTAAGATAAGATTTCAATTTTTCAATTTATATTTTTTTCATTGTTTTTTTCTCCCTTTTTTGAATACTTTTATATAAAAAATAAAATATTCATTTTCATTTTGTTTTCATTTTATTTATTTTTATTTTTTTTTCATTCATTCATAA